TAATTGTTTTGTTTGTTAATGTTTGTGTAGCATCAGCTGTTGCTGTTCCATTTAATGCATCTCTAACATTAGTTGCTGAGCTATTATCTAAACTAATAGGTATTTCACTAGCATCTATAGTAAAACTATCTGTAACCTTACTAACATTTTGCACTCCTACAGTTTTTGTAGCGCTATTATTTTGAACAGTTGCTTTTACATCTACTGGAGTCGTTACCTTTGCTGAAATAGCCATTACCAAATAGGTACCAATCCAGGAGAAACTACAACATCGCCTTGTAATTCTCTTGTTAAAGTTCCATCACTAGCTTGAGAAACTAATTCCCAAACCCCTTCATAATTATCAGCCAAACTATTTGTTTGGTCATCAGTTAATTTCATTGTTAATGTAGTTGCATTAGTTTTTGTTAATCCACTACCTACTCCTAAAGTAAATGTTGCTGAAGAAGCATAGTCAGGCGCTATAACTACTTTGTAATCATAGTTAGCCGTACTATGAGGTGCTTCAAATGTAATAGTATTTTCAAAATCTGTTTTTTGCATTATTTGTAAATCTTGATATTGTTCTAATTCTATCATTTCTTACTCCTAATATAAAAGTACTACGTCTGTTGAACTACTTTTTGTTGCACAAATTGGATATGTGTGTCCTTTTAACAAATGAAATGCTACTACAACACCATTTACTGTTAAATTAACGTTTGCTGATGTGCCCGTCATGTGCACTGCTCTACAAGCGTCTTGGTCATTTCCCGTTGCAACTACTGCTTTGATATACGGAGCAACACTTTCTTGTACTGCGTAATCATTAAGTCCTTTATAACCCATTGTTTTCTCCTATTATTTAACTGCAAAAGTATTCATAGGTCTTGCTATAAACACTTTATTTTTATTACTTTCATTATCTGCTACTTTTTTATAAAATTCTCGCATATAATACTCTTTTAAATCTATATTTCCTTGCCTTTCTGCTAATTGAGCTTTTACATAACATACAACTGCCAACGACAATGTTCTATTTAAATTTAAATAAGAAGATTCGTCTGGAGAAGTCTTCTCTGTTAAACTTGAATATGTAGTTGCTGTAGGGTCTTCAATTACAAAAGGTTTTGTAATGCAAGTATACTCAATTCTTAATCCTTCTGTAATGTTTTCATCTGGATAAATTAATGGTGAACTATTACCAGATTGAACTCTTCCATCGCTATCAACAACACGACTAGAAGTTTTTCTTAACCTATAAAGTTTTAACCTTTTTCCTGAATGTATATATGCAAAGTTTTTATGTGTATCATAACTCATGGGTTTGTATCCTCGGTAACTATTGGTTCTGATGATAATCGTCTTATTTGTTTATACTTATCGTCATCATCCGTATCTTTAACACTTATAGTTTTTATTGATATTAAATCTGATGGAAGGTCATAATCTCTAGTATTTTTTACAATATTTATTTTTGATACTTTTGTATCTATTTCATTAGAAGATTGCATTTCTGAAATAGCGTCTTTTATATAAGCAATTACTAAACTTGTATCACGAGAGTTTGCTCTTTCCATTACTTCTAAAATTTTCATGATGTTCTTCCTTCGGGTTGTCTTTGTGCTCTTTGTTGTTCTTCTGGTGCTACAATAGAACCAGTAATAGATTGTAATTCAGCAATTGCTCTTTGATAAAAATTGCTTGCTTTTTGTATTCTTTGATTAGCTAATCTCATATCTCCATCAGCTACTTGCACTACTGACATAGCCATTTCTGGGTCTTCATCTTGTAACCAATGTATAGCAGACAAACTTGTTTTGCTTGTAGCATCTGAAGAAGAATATCCTCCTTCAAGTATTTTTTCTGCATCAGATATACTTCCTAATCTTAACATATCTAATGATGCTGCATATAATAAAGCTACATTTTCATATTCTGTTAATACCCATGAATCGGTATTTTCATCAATAATTGGAGGAGCTGAATAAACAATCACTCCTTTATCTCCTCCTTTATAACTAACTCCTGTTGGAGTTCCTCCTACTGGTGTATATACTTGACTAAATGTCAAAGTAGCATTTGTACCACTTGCTGTAGCAGCTGCTGATAATACAAATTGAGTAGTATTGCTTGGAATAGATTCTATTGTAGCTCCAGATGGTATACCTGAACCACTTACTTTCATTCCAACACTTAAAGCTGTATTGTCGTCTATTCCCACAGTTGTATTTCCACTTGTAGTATCGCAAGTTGCATCTACTAAACTGCTACCTGCTGGGTCATGTGCATTATAATCAGGGTCTGGTTTAATATATATTTTACCACTTAATTTATAATATTTAGGAAACATTTTTGTAGGAAAAGTAATACTAGAACTTTCATCTGTTGCATGTATATTTTTAGCAGACATTTCTGCTGCTATTCTTTTTTTAGTTCCATCAAAACGATATACTGATAATATTTTATCATAAGCTAAACTAGAACCATTTCCAATAATACTTGTTCCAGTACTATTAAATCCGTTTATTTCAGTTTCAGATGCTATTGACCATAAAAATCTTTCAGGCAATGATGCTACAATAAATTTTGAACCAGCATTTATATATTCAACTAAAAATCTAGATTTAGAAGAGTTTCCAGTTATATTATTTACTTTTTCCCATAATTTCATAATTTTTTCCTTTTTGTAATCGGGTCCCCATAGGGAGAAAGGAGGTAAAGAACCTACAAAGACCCAATGTACAAATTAACTACTGAGTTATACCCAAATAGCGTGTGATTCTGGCATCATGTATTCGAAGCCAGCTTCAGTTAGAATCATATCGACTCTCTTATCAACACCTGAGTTCTCTAAGTTTTGAACTCCGACATAAATAGAAGTGTCTCTATTAACTCCATTACCAACTAGTGGTCTGTATTTAACATTGTTCATGTTAAGTGCTAAGATTTTAACGTGTGAACCATCTAAAGCAATACATCTAGCAACATTCATGCTACCATATACTGTTGTGATAGTTGTTACGTCTAATCCCATTACTTTTTTACGCCCAGTAACTGCAAGGTCTGCACCAAATAGTGCATGTGATGCAACATTTTCATTACCTGCTGCATTTTGAGTTACAGTGCTACCAATGCCAAGATTCTGTTTAAAGAATCCTCCTAGTTTATGCAACCAAGTGTAAACTTCAGTACTACATAAGAATACTGTAGCTGCGTCTTGATTGTATCTTGGGTCTTGGTATCTAGACATGTCTTGTAAGAAATCGTCTATAGTCTTAGCGCTAGTCCAAGAAAATAGGTTTCCATAATTTAAAACATAGTCTACTGCACCTTGAGTATGATTAATTGAGTCTTGACTCACTTGTGTACTAAATAGTCCAGCGTGTTCAATATCCCATTTATGTTCAATTAGCTTGTCTTTCCAAACTCTTGCCCATTCGTTTGGTTCATACTTTAGAGCTGTTGCTCTTGCAGTATTAGTCATACCGAATTGAGTTCTAAAAATTTGAGTTTGTCCATAGCCAGTTGAGTATGGATTGTCTTTCCACTCTTCGTTAGTTAGAGAAGAACCTTCTTCGTGAGCATTACCCACTACGTAACTTCTTCTACCTTCTAAGTCTTCAGCAATATCTAATCCAGCTACTGCACATACGTTAGCATTACTTCTCATAGCCGCATTTTCTAAAGAACCAGTAGGAAATCTTAAAATCTTTCCTTTAAGTTCAATAATTTCTGCATTAGTAATTGAGCCACCGCCAATGTTAAGTGTTTCATCGTCACCAGATGGTTTAACTTCAGTTACTCTAAATAACATATAGTCAGTTGGAGCACCGCCATTTGCTGTTGATGTAGTAGGAACTTTAATTACTTGACCTTTTTGGAAAAACTCAGGTCTAGTTGCTACGTCACCAATTTTAATTGCGCCAGTAGTTTGTGAATATACATTTTGTAAATTACCTGCAGATTTATAATCTGAAGCAAATATTAATTGTAATTCATTTCCTACGGCGTCAATAGCAGCATCGCCTGCAAGCTTTTTAAAAGATGCATCGTTTACTACTGTTCCACTTGCTTTTCTGAAACCTACGCAATATGCGTATCTTTTCATAAAGGATTGTCTTTTTTCTGTGAATTTGAATTGTGGGTCATCCGTTGGTTTTTTAGATAGTGTTGACACTAATCTAAAGAACGGAGTTTGAGCAAGAGACAATTCAGAAAATCTCTCACTAAAGTCGTATCTTCTACGTAAATCACCTGTAGACAATGCTACATCATTACGATAGGATTCAGTTAACCCTTCACTGTAACTTCCTAAAATAGGACTTGCTACAGGATAGTCTTGTTCAGCCATGTTAACCTCCTAAGGGTTTATGGGTTTGTTTACATTAACTTATCTAACCCAGCTCCTTGAGATAACAACTTGTCAAATACGGCATCATCTAATGATTTATCTTCTACTTGTGTATTCCCAGCAGATGCAACACTTGTTGGCATTTGTCTAACATTTTTCATTTGTTGTATTACTTCATTTCTAGTGTTATTAGCTACAACTTTGTCTCTATTTCCTCTATTTTTCAAATAATAAACATCTTCTAATGTTAACTTATGCGATTTTGCATAATCCATTAAATCTTCATAATCTTCTTCGGAAACATCGTATTTAGCTTTAAAATTACTTTCCTCAGAAGCTTTACGAGATTGCATAGATTGTTGTTTTGCAAAATCACCCAATCTTCGTTGCACTACTCCATCTACTGTTGCATTAAACAACTTAGCAGATTGAGAAGCAGGGTCTGACATAGCTTCATCATAATCAAACATGAAATCTTCGTCTAATCCTAGTTGCTCTTTTACACTCTTAGGTGCCGAGCCGCCGCCCTCAAAATAGCCTCTCACATGAGATACTAAATTAGGGTCTTCTTTCATTGCATTTAGTAAAGGCATATAAGGTTCTAAATCGTTTAAACGAGTGTTAAGTCGTTTAGCTTCACGAGAAGAATCCGAATATCTCTTTTCTAAATTAGCTACATCCATTTCTGGTTGAGCTTGTTGCTCTTGAACAGGTTCTTGTTGAGGAACTTGCTCTTGTTGAGCTTGAATTGGCTGGTCTAGTGTTTCACCCATAACTTGTTTATCAAGCTGAGAAAAAAAATCTTCAGCCACAGTATCATCCTGTGGGGTTACTGAATTTTCTGCTTTAACAGCATCATCTTCTAGTAAGTTGTCCGTTGTATTATTTGCATTCATACTGTACTCCTTTTAATTTACAGTTATTTTTTTAATTTATCAACCTATTCTTTTGGTTGAATTTTTTCCTTACTTTCTTCATACAAATCATTTAATTTGCTTTGTAATATTTTTTGCTCTTGTTGCGTTTCCATAACAGCTTTTGTTGTTCTAATTGAGCCTTGTGTAATTTTATCTTTAATTCCAGCTTGAACTAATTGTCTTTCTAAAGTTTCAATAGTTCCTTCTCTATCTTTCATAGTTTCTTGCATGCTAGATAACTGAGATTGTAATTGACTATAAACACTTTTTCTTTCCATTAATTGTTTTTTGTTTCTTATATCTGTTTGTTCAATCATTGCTACATCGTCAATTAAACCAGCTTGATACCATCTAAAGTATTCATCTAGTAATGCCCAACGATTTACGGGTTGGGTAGAACCAGCTACTATTCTAATATCATATTTTGCTGATTGATAATCATTATATCTACTAATAACATTACCAAAATCATTATAAATAGGTATATTAATTGAAACTTCATTTACTTCACCTTCTGTTGCTCCTGCTTCTGGTTGAACAATTCTAAATACTTTTTGTGAACTATAAGTAAATTGTGCTAAAACTTTAAAAACTTTACCTACTTGCTCTAAAGCAGGTTCTACTATATTATTAATCCATTGTCTAATTCTTCTAGTACCATATTCATCCATTGCTAATAAACCACGATAAGTTTCTGTGCTTGGTTGTCCTATTCCTTGCATACTAGAAGAAATACCGCTAATATATTCTATATCTTGCTTTCCAGTTTGTGTTACATTGAAAAATGCATTATTAATAGGAGCTGGTTGTATTGCATTCGGCATATCAAAACCTTGTCTATATTTAAGCATTGCTCCTGGAGAACTTGAATATTTTTCCCACTCTTCTTCATCAACACTTCCCTCAGTATATAGCCATCTAAGATTAGAAGCTAAATTTGCATTATGTAACATAATTTGATGAGCTTTATTAATTTCTCTTTGTTTTCCAATCATAGGAGTTACAGCTCCTACTGGATATGGTGTTCCAGTATGAGTATAAGGTATCGGTATGATAGGATAATCCTCTATTGGCAATATTGCTTCATATAAATACATATCACCTACCGAAGCACACATCTTAATTTGTGTTTTAAAAAAATCTACATATTCTACAACTAGTTTAGAAAAACTATCAATTTTCATAGATTCATCGAAACGTTTTTTCTCCATTACTTGTTGAACAACTCTAGTTTGAAGTTCTGTTAATTCTGCTTCAATAACTGCTTTTTGTTCAGATATTTTAGCTTCTATTTCTTTCATTAAATTTTGTATTTCTAAATCTCTTCTTTCTGGAAGTATTTCTTCTGCTTCTACTAATTTATCTAGCTCTAATTGCTTTTCTTTTAATTGTACATTTAAAGTATCTTCCAATGACTTTGATTGCTCTTCTGCTTGTTGTTTTATCTGAGCAATTTCTTCAGAAGTAGGAGGTTGTTGCATAAATACATTAACAAAAGCTATTTTTTCCTTAGTATATACTTCATAGAAATCAAGAAGCTCATCTTGCTCTCCTTCTAGTGTATATGCTTCGTATTCTACATCTCCAGGTTGTATTGTTTCTGAATTATGTATATCTCTAAAAGAATATTGCTTACTTGAAACGTTTCCACTTGCTCTAATAATTTTTCTTTTATATTGAGGAAATAATTTTATTAAAGATGATTTTGATAAATTCTTTTGAACAATAATATAATTTGCATCTCTAAATAAAAAATCACGACTCATAGGGTCTATATACATATCATAAGGGTCGATACTATCATAGATAACTTCTCCAGCACCATTATCTGCATTAGAATCTACATCAATTCTAAAAAATCCTATTCCCTTAACAAGAGCATCTTGTATAACAGATGAAAATACACTTTTTCCATCTGATAAATGCCAACAATATTCTGATACTGCACTATGAACATTCGCAATATCAATATCGCTTCCTTCGGCACCAACCGCTTGCCATTTAGGATTTTTAGCTGTAACAAAAAACTTCATAATATCTACAGCTGGAGTTATACGATTTATAGTAAAATCTGGCATTCCAGATTCTTGTAAATTCTCTTTTTCTTCAGCGCTTAATTGGTCATTTAAATAAAAATCCATACTTTGCTGAGAATCAGTAAACCATTTTTTTCTATAATAGTTATTAGCTTTTTTAAAAAGCTGTCTATTAATTTCTGCTTTATTTTTTCTTCCTTTTTTTGCCATATTAATCCCTTATTTCAAAATGTGGTAAATCATCAAAATTATTATTTTTTAAATTTGTATCTCTGTCCCAATCTCCACCCCAACGAATAGTAAGTCCCATCGAAGCTGCAATACCCATAACAAATCCAGCAAAATATGTAAATCGTTCTCTATCTTCCCAGTCTACTGGATAAGGAGCAACATCTACAGCCAATGAAGGATATTTGTTATGATTTCCTTTTGGATATTTTAATTTACTAAATCCTTCTTCAAATAACTTGTTCTGTTCTTTTTCGCCACGATGACCTTGCAAAACAGTACAATCAAAATCTTCTACTACTTTTTCAAATAGTTCTACTAATCTTGGGTCGCAAGTATTTAATCTTTCTTGTGATTTTTTTCCAAAACTTGGCATTATTTTTGACTACCTATATAATTAAATAATTTATCCATTAAATCTACATCTTTCATTCTTTCTTTAAAACTACTTCCCATTTCTTTTAATTTATCCATAGGAGTTGCTCTTTCTTCGTTATATAATGATTGATATTCTTCGCTGGTCATTTGTTGTTTAAAATTATCACCATACTTATCCCACATATCATATTCTCCAGTAAGCATATATTCAGCAGGTAGTCCCATACTTTTTCTATAACCATATTTTTCAATATCTACCTCATTCATTCCTTTTTCCTCAAGTTGAATTTTAATATTTTCAGCTTGTTTTGTTTTTGGACCCTCTTCTCCATCAATTTTACCTTCATAAAGATAAAAATCTTGTAATTCTTGTTGTAGTTTTTTAATTTCTTCTTTACTTCTTATTTTTTTTTCTTGAAGCATAATTATTTCCTATTTTTTAAAAGTTTTTTCTGATGCTGAAATACCAAATGAACCAAGTGTAACCCAAACAAATGAATTATAAATATAATCATTAACCATAAGTTCAATACCTATAATTCCCATTGCTAAATCTACAATTCCAAATATACACATAAGTGCAAATGATAAAAAACCTATAATGTTTTTTTCATTGTATTCATTTTCATCTTTAAACAATTCAAACATCTTTTTTCTCTTTTATGATATTATCCAACTTTTTGCTGTTCTTTTAGGTTTATACCATCTTGGTTTATTTTCTGACTTATTTTGTTTATAATTAGGGGGAAAAGCATGTAAATTAGCATAATATAATCCCTCAATTGTATCATCATGAGCCATTCTTGGTCCAAATGTAATGATTTCGTTAATTAAATCAAACATATTTTCTTTAAAATATAATGAACCTACACTAAAGATACCAGATAAACCTGAATAAATTCTATTTCTTTTTTGTGTACCTCCTGGTTTCTCAGGAATGACACTAATATCATATCTGTTTATTCGTCTTCTTTCGTCATTCAATGCTTGAAAAATACTACGATTCATAGCTACATCTTCTACCGTTGCTTGTTTACAATTGTATTTTTTATATAATTCTATAATATAATCTACTACTCCCTTTTTATCCATAATAGAACCATCAACATTTTTAGTTCCTAACGTAGGAATACTTCTATGCCTTTCGTATTCTAATACATATCTATTATTATTTGCATCAACTGCTATTACCATTATCACACTAAAGTCTGATTCTTTTGTATCAATATCTGTAGCTGGGTCGCATCCTATAAAAGTATTAACAGGAGTCTTCTGCCCATCATTGATAATATATCCAATTTTATCATCTTTATCATATTCATAATATCCTTCCCAATATTTAATATGTTTTTGTGTCCAAACTGAATCTTCTTCAGATTGTACCTGCATCATATACTCTTGATAGAATTTTGATGGAGTACCACTATCTTGATAGAATTTCTTTTTTTCTTCTAACTTAGAAAGAGGAAACCATCCAGGCCACAAAGAGCTGCCATCTGGCAATATTGCTTTATATGTAATTACTCTCCACGCAAAATCGTCTTTACCTTTTTTTTGACGTTCGTAATTAATGATAAGATTATTGATGAAGCTATCATAATGCACAGGAGTACCATTAACCCGAAGCCTACCAGTATGAGGCTCGATAGCAGGATAAACCACAGCAGTAACGAGGTTAGAGTTTTTACTACGTGCTTCAGCTGTAATCGTGTTTGCTTCATGTTCGAAGTCATCGAGAATAATAAGGTCGTACCTCTTATGTAATTTAGCCCCTCCTCGAATCCCTGCAACATTCGATTTACTAATGAGCTTACATCCATTTTGTAATTCAACATCTTCTTCTGTCCATTTCTTTCCTTTCAAATTACCAAAGTAATATTTTATTTTATCGTTATATTCAAAGTGATATTTAATATAGTCCATATTACCAGTACTCAGTTTTTGTGTCGCAGATACCCATGCATAAAATAGCATATCATCTTTTGGACAAAAACAAAAGTCCTTAATAATTGAGCATTTTGTAAGCACAGTTTTCCCGTGACCACGAGGCAAAATAACCGCTAGTTGTTTTACTTCTGGGTTATCAATAGCATCAGCCATCTCATAATGAAATGCTGGAGTTTCGCTTCGCATAAAATCGTCTGGTAAAAATAATTTACCAAAAGCAATCATATCCTTACTTGCTAGCTGTAGCGCTTCTTCTGCTTTGCTTACGTTTTGACTGTTTATGTTCAACTTTTTCCTTGTGTAATTTTTCCATATATTTCTTAAGCTTATCTTCGTCTTTATTCATACGAATATACTTATCAATAATATTATCCATCATCATTGCATGCTGTTGTAACATTTGTATTTCCATAGCCATAGATTTTATAGCTCTTAGTATATCATGCTTTGTTAGACTTTTCTTATTTTTCATCCTTGCCCCCTGCTTCTTTTTTTATAGTATTTAGGACTAAGTTTATTTCCATACTTAGTATTATTGCTCATACCTTGTCTGGTTTTTTTCTTTGTCTTAACCCTCTTTTCAAATCCTCCGAATATTCTTCTTCTCATTTATTTCTTCTTTTTTCTTTTTTTTGGTCTACCGACTTTACCGCCGTATGTTCCTGGTCCTTTTGGCATTTTAATTCTCCCAACAGTTTATTCTATCTTTAGTAAATTCCATAGTAATCCAACCCGTACGTTGAATCCCATAGAAGCTATAACGAGCATAGTCTGCATATCTGAGGAACGACCCTCCTCTTACATACCATTTACGCTTTAGACTTTCTTCTCCATCTTCTATTGTTAATGAATCTATTGGTTTACAATACAACTGGTGGTTATGTCCTAAAAAGTAAACATCTCCATCAGAATATACTGAAGCCATCTGATTCAATTCCATGTCTCCATTTTTAGCTCCACTCTTTCCGTGTCCACTAACTAGAAACCAATCTTTTTCCCCAATAGTAATTTGAGAATATCCTGGCAATCTAAAATATGGAACATCCATTTCACTTGCTAATGTTTTACATACATCAAAATCTAGTATATTAAAACTTCTTAGATAGTCGTGATTCCCTCCTCTTACAAATAGGCATTTATCTTGTATGGGTTGAACAAGCTTTAAAAAACTTAAATATTGTTCTTCTGGTGGGATGCCTTGTCCCCTTTGATTTATTTTATAATTAGGGGGAATCAGTTCTATCATATCTCCATTCCCAAACCATCGTGCATTCGGGTCTTCATATATAATTTTGATTGCCTCTTGAAATTTCTTTAAATCAAATTCATTTGCTCCAACGTGTATATCAGTTAATCCATGTATTCGTAGTTTCTCATCACTCTTTACTTGGAATAGTTTTCCAGGCTCTATGTGTTTCTTATCATACTCTTTTACATCTGAAGGTATAGGAATAGAAAACCATTTACCGCAAGACTTACAACTAAATTGCTGCTTTACAGTTTCTTTGTTTCTCTTCTTACCCTCTTTTTTTGTTAACATGCTACTGCAATGTGGACAAATCATTTATCCTCCTTGGATGTTTTTTCTGGAAGTATAGCTCTTGAGGCTCCTTCTATTTCATCAGGACTAAACCCTTGGAACATTCCTACGACTCCAGTTTCTATTTTCTTAACTTGATTACCTAATGTACCAATTGCTTTCCCTAATTCCTTTAAGGACTGCAATGCTATATTTTGGTCTTCGCTTGTATCTGCTAACTGCTTTAGGGAACCTAATATATATGCATGGTCAATTCCTAGTTGTTTAGCGATTTCTTTTGAAGTTTTTTCAATTTCGCTCATTACTCTCTCCTGTTTAAGTAAGACTACTGCTTTTTTTCTAGCCTTACCTTGGTTTGCTTCTGAAAATGCTTTCATATATGCACTTACTGCATCTTTTCCTACTGCCACGCTCGTGGCAAAAATTTTTTCTCTGTTTGTACAATTCGACCTCTCCTTTACCCTAGAGGAAGTATTCTTGATTTTGGTGCTAAATGTGTAACGATTCGGGTGTTTCTCAAAGTCCGTATCCATATTAGTTTTCTTAGAATTAATAAATGTTCCAACTATAGTTCTTACATACCCTTTAGATTGTTTATAGTTTTTAGAATCTTTTGGATGACTAAGTTTATCAGACACTTTAAGGAGTTGAACAATACGTTTATCATCACTCAAAACCCAATCTCCCTCCTTTGCATCTCTCCATTCGGAGTGAAGTATCCCTTTGGGATGGTCCTTTAAAAACTCTTCTTTTGTATCATAGACGTAATGTCTTTTATTTCTAATTTTTTTACTTTCCACGTTTTGCTAATTGTTTATGCAATGACTCAATCAAATACATAACATCCTTGTGAACCCAATGTTTTATTCCATTGATTTCTATAGGTACACTATTTGTTCCCTCGGCAGCATCGGCTTCATCGTCTATAACCGTCATTATATGCTCTTCGTCTTCTAGTTCTTTAGTTAAGATGCGCTCTAGTTTAACTAGTTTCTCAATTTGACCTAAAATACGCTCTTGGTCCTCAAGAGGAAGTTTACTTAACCAATTAATTGATGTACCCATACATTTTTTCCTTGACTAACCTAATAAAACACTTTATCTTAGATAGCTACTAGCAGCTACTTATAGATAATAGTAGATTATGTAGATTTCTTTTTCTTTGGTTCTTTCTTTTTCTTTAATTGTTTACTTTGCTCTTCTTTTATTTTTAGAATTGCAGTAGCTAACAATTTTTCATTCATCTCTTGTTCTTTACGAACCTTATCTTCATATTCTTTTCTAGCTACTCCAGTAAGAGCAGAGCCACCACCTAAATCTTTACTAGTTATCGTCATACAGACTCCTTTGTTTACATCTAATCTAAGCATACCCCATGTTATTTGCAACAAAAAATTGTAGCATTTTGAAGTAGCCCTATATATATACACCCACCCCATGGTAATGGGTTTATGATATATAACGTTTACGTTATAAATTAATTTAAATTAAATCGAGTCAACAGCTACAGTCGTAGCAAGGAGAAAAGAATGGAAAACATTCAAAAGGAAACTCAATCTAGTAAATCAACTAAGGAGCAGATAGCAGAATTAGAAGATGAAATTAGATTAAAAAAGCTTCAAGCCAATGCAGATCTAGGTGATAAATACATGGAAGAAGCTAAGAAGCACGTATCAGTTTCTAAAGAAGAGATACGTACAGGTAGAAATGGTCTTAAGTATGTTATTAAACGTGATGCTAGAGATATTTCTAAAGACCATAATAAGAAGAAGATTCTTGTTACAGGTTTATATCAGAATGCAGTAAGTGCATGGAATGGTGATTTAAATGTACAAACTGAGGAAGAGGAACTAAAAGAAATAGAAGCTAATATGAATGGTTAGCAACTATAGAACAATGAGGTGTCTTAGGGCACCTTTTTGTTTTTTTATATGATATTACTTATTGATTATGCGAAAACGGGGAATCAATGGGAGTATTAGAGTTATTACCCTATATATATACTAAATGTGTATAACATGGGGATAAACTAGAATTAGAATTACTTTAACCTATAAACTACATCGGAGGTATGTATGTATATTAGATTAGAGAAGTCCTTGAATGATTCTTATCTTAGAATAAGCTATCAAGGCAATGGTATGTGGTATTATCGTTGGAATGGTTTAGTTCCAGATGATAATGTTGATACTTGGACTATGATTGATATAGTCCTAGCCTTTCTTAATTGAGAGGCTTTAGACAAATTAGGTGAAGCTTATACCTCTTATGGGCGTTCGTAGACTATGTCAAGTAGTTGAAACGTAAAGAGTCTTAGATTTAGCACAGGGTGCTTAAGTCCAGTTACGGGAGATTTAAGACGAATGAAATATTTGCACAAATCGAACATATAAATCCAGGCATTAACGTATAAGTGTAGCCATTAGACAAATTAGATAAATAGATAGAAAAGAGGTAAAAATGAATATTGAATATGTAATACTTATAGTAATGCTTTCATCATTATTAGCATACTATATTGGTGCTTATTATGGTGAGAAGACAGGAAATGACCTTGGCGAAAGTCAAGCTATATGGAATAGATATAGACAAGAGTTAGAAATATGTCATTTAAAGTGGGAGAGTGGATATAAATGTAATTGTCCTACTAAAGATGCAAAAAGAAATTGTAATCATTACTTATGGGATGAATTATATTCTGATATAAAGAGAGGTTATTATGACTTATCATGAATTAGGATATGAACGTAGAGATAGATTGTTTAGTGATTATAGAATACTATATAAACAATACTATGGAACATCTATGAGTGATTTACAGATGCGTAAGTTATTAACTAATAATATAACTGATAAAGATTTAAAAATACGTATCAAAGCATTAACAATGTTATTAGAATTAAATGATTAATTATAGTAGGTGGATAGATATCGCAGTTCCAGCATCTATAATGTGAAGGGGCGAGACTCTACTTAATATCAGTTGGTAGTATATCTCATTTACCTCGTCTTGTCCCTTTGATTTAAAGAATTAGATAGTATAGAAAGTCAATATTTGAGCGTTAGATAAAATGAATTATGTGTAGATGATAGATTTTGTCATACAGATTAAGCATAATACGTATTTGTCAATTTGGTTTTGGTAACAAGACCTATCCGAGTGAAAACGTGAACTTGTATAAAATCTTTAATACAAGCATTATTATATTTATACTAGTATAATGAACGGAAATAGCAAGGTGGCATTAATCAAATAAGCACACATGTTAAATAGAGATGTTAGTAGCACTAACAGCATGAGGTTAAGAGCCTGTTGTGAGATTAGTTTCACAAGTTATGCTATCTAAATATTATTGAAATATAAAGAATTAAAATACGGCTATATTAGTGGATAACAATGTAACATCATGCATAATCCACCTTGAGGCAATTGGATATCTAATGTATATCTGAGTAGTTAGGCAATGGTCAAATGACTGAGCAAACCTATGTCAATCAAGATACCTACAAAATGCGAGACGCGCAGATGTATCATATAGGTATTGTAGGGGGATAGCTTCCCAATGCGTAATCCTACTGTAGACGTATTTTAATATTTAGACAATAAACCAAAATAGAAAAGAGGTAAAGATGAAGAAGAAAGATTGGAAGACATACTATTGTATGCATTCAGGTTGTAAGAAATATAGATATCATAAAAGACTTAAATTATGTTTTAAACATTATCAAAGACTATATCTTAAAAATAGAGATGCATTTAAAGAAGCTAAAGCTAAATCAATAGAACAAGTTAAAAGTTATACTATTGAAACATCAGGTAGAGAATTTAAACACGACCCTAAACATTATAGAGATTTAAAGAGATTTAAAATTAAATATAAATATATGGAAGAGTGTATTTTATTAGTTAAATGGCAACAAGAATATGATGAAGCCGATGAAAAGAAACGAAAGATTATAGAAGCTAGAAAAAGATATATAATCAGAAGTAAATATAATAGGCTTAGTCCAGACTTATTAAGTAACTTTGACAATAGTTCTGATATAAACTATCAAGTTGTTAAAGATTATAAAGAACATATTAAGTATTTAGAAGCGTTTGACTGGAGAACTAGAACTGTTCTTAAAGGTAGAAATAAAATGAAATACTTATCACAAATGAAAAAAGAAGAAGAGGAAGAAGAATCATGAATGAATCAAGAAAAAGATTATTAAATATAGTTGATAAATTCAATCAATATAGACTAGAACCAATGTCAACAGGAGATGAATGGGAATTTTATAACTATGAACCTAAAGCAGGTCATATTGTTAATGCATTTGCAAGTTATCGCTTATCACATCCTTTGGTAAGATGGTATTACAAGATTAAAGATTTATTTAATTGGAGAATTAAGATAAGATTATATAAAGGAGATGAATAATGCAAGAATATTGGTATGATGCTGATACAGATATGATTTATTATAGTTGTCTCACATTTGTAGAATATTGGCAATTAATAATTTTTACATTGTTAATATGGGAATTTATTAAATATTTATATAGGAGATTAAAATATTATGTTAAGATTTAGATATGGTAAAGATACTCAGACAGTTAAGATATTAAGACACTTAAGAAAATATGGTAATATCACTAGCCTTGATGCATTTGAATTATATCGTGTAACTAGGCTAAGTTCAATAATACATAGACTTAGACATACTGAAGGCTTTGATATAGATATGAGAAGAGTTCAACATAAAGAAGCAAATTTTGGTAAATATGTATTAGAAGATACTCAAAACAATAATCAGTTATTTTATGATTATAGAAGATTAGTATAATAATTAGGCACGGGACTAGGGTGTCATCTATTCATCCGTTATGACATGAGGGACAAAAATATACATTTCATAAAAGTCCCGTTCAGCCTGAATAGGTGTTGTATTTAACCTGAAATATGTTTATATTGTAGACGGAGGAATCAATGATAGATATACCAAAAATATATAACGATTACTTAGAAAAACTACGCCATGAAAATAGAGAAAAATACTCTAAACATCGTGGTTGGTTTTCAGCTAGTGCAGCTGGTAGTTGTTTTAGAAAGCAATTGCACAGAACACAAGATTTACCACTAGAACCAATGGATGAAAAATCTAATAGATTATTAAGACTTGGAACTCTAGTACATGCAGACTTTGAAAAATCACTAGACAAGTATAAAGAGAAAGGTTTAGAAGTTGTTACAGAACACCGAATAGAGATACCTGAGCTTAATGTAGTAGGTCATCTGGATGTAGGAGTTGTAAACAAACAAACAGACAAGATACACGTCTATGATATTAAGACTGCAGGAGCATGGAAATGGAGAATGAAGTTTGGTAGAAATCCAGACAAGAATCCTTCAGTTAACTATGAATTACAATTAGCTACTTATGGAATGGGTTTAGGTAATGAACATGATATTACTGATGTAAACTTATCTATAATGTGGTATAATAAAGATAGTTCTATGATGAGAGAAGAAAATATATCTAATCTTTACATAGAAGAAGCATTTGACTACTGGACTGAACTTAATGAAGTGCAAGAGAAAGTAGACAATGAGCCTGAACAGTTAAAACCTGGGACTATGAATGTTCCTGTATATAATTGGGAATGCAAATATTGTGAATTTCAGGGCAAACATTGTCCTGGTTTATATAGTGTCTAAACTATATAATACGGAGGAACTTAGATGAAAGATAAAAAACTAGAATGTAGTATATGTGGAGGAGAACATGATGACCCATACGGACATAATGCTGAGCCTATTAATAATGGAAAGTGTTGTAGTGTGTGTAATTCTGATGTGGTGCTCCCAACGAGAATAAGACTTATGTTTAACGACAAAGATGCAACAGTAGCTGAAGATATAATAGCTAAAATTAAACAATTTAAAAAGAGATATGGAGGATAATAAAATGGGATTTGATTTATATGGTGAAAACCCTAAGAATAACGCAATGGAAGATGATTTAAACAGAAGAGAAGAATTAGATAGATTGTGGGAAGATGATAAAATAACTGATGAACAGAAAGAAGAATATTTTGAATTACAAAAACAGTTAAGAGAGACTAATCCAGGTGATTATTTTAGAAATAATGTTTGGTGGTGGAGACAAATGTGGAATTTTGTTTGTAATGCTTGCGAAAATGTATTAACTGAAGAAGATATGGCTGGTGGTTCATTTAATGATAATCATTTGATTTCAGAAGAGAAAGCATTAGCTATGGCTGATTTATTAGATGTATTAATAGAAGACGGAACAGTTGATGCTATTGAAAAAGATGTAATGGCTGGAGTTGAAAAAGCAAGAATAATTAATGAAGCAATATCTAAAGAAAAGGAAGAATTACGAGAAATTGTTCGTAAAGCTACTGGTAAAGAAGATATAGCACCTATTGATTATCCAGAAGACTTTAGAAAACTTTGGGATAAACTAAATGACAAAGAAGATTGGGCTGGAAGATACCCTTTCGCTAAAGAGAATGTAATACAATTTTCAAAATTTTGTAGACAATCAGGAGGATTTAGAATATGTTAAAAGTTACAAATAAAAATAATTATGAAATAGTTGGAGACGGAAAAGATAAAAATCCAATAAACAAAATATACAAAGATGAATGGATAGCATTTCTTGAAGTTAGACAAGATGGACAATATAATATGTATAGCCCTGAAGCTAGAAATAGTGTTGATATGGATAGAGATACTTGGGCACAAATTATGGATAACTTTGATGATTTGTATGAAAAATGGGGGGATTTAAATGAGTGCGTTTAGTGTATTAAGTAAAATAGATGTAAGTGAACATACAGAAAAGAAAGGTAAATTTACTTATCTTTCTTGGGCTTGGGCAGTTAGAATATTATTAGAAAACTTTCCAGAAGCAACGTGGCGTGTACATACATTTGCAGATGTGGTTAACACAGAATCACCTTATATGCGTACTGATGCTGGTGCATTTGTACAAGTAACAGTAACTGTAAATGAGATAGAAAGAACACAAGTACATCCAGTATTAGACCACATGAATAAAACTGTAGTAGAACCTAATGCTTTTCAAGTAAACAATTCAATACAACGTTGTTTAGCTAAAGCAATATCTCTACATGGATTAGGATTATATATCTATGCTGGTGAAGATTTACCACAAGCTCCAGATGCATTAAATAAAGAGCAATACAAATCAATGTTAAATTTACTTGGTATTATTGCTGATAAGGATTTGGAAGCAAAAGTAGTTGAACAAATTGGTAATGAAACTATCAATGACTCTAACTATAAAGCGGCTTTTAATAAATTGAAGCGTAAAGCTGATAAAGTAAAAAAAGCAATAGATGAACTTGATGAAAAGAGAGCAGCTAAATGAAACTAAGTGAAATAAATAAACCAAAAGAAAACTATAGAGATGAACTATATCAGACAAATAATAGTTATACTATTGGAGTAAATGATGGTAAAGAGTTTCGTAATGCAGTATTTACAGGAACTAAACTATATCATGGAAAGCCAATGCTAACATTTGTTATGAAAACAACTGATGACTTTGCTAGGAATAATTATATTAATTTAAATATTAATCAAAGTTATTTGTCTTATAGTATTGAAGAACCTAAGGAGGAAACAGATGGGTAAACTAACAATAAAACAAGCTACGGACTTATTAGAAAAAGGCATTTTAACAAATTCGCAATTTGAAGAAATGAGAAATAATGGAGAAATAAGTGCAGGTAGAGGAGTCAATCGTAGATATATTAAAACAGAAGATAATACTTGGGTATCACCTATGTTATATTTTGCTGGACTCAAAGGAGCAAAGTATTCTAAAGAGATGACTGAGCTTAAACATAAAATAAATGAACTAATCATTGAACATACAGAAGGGGAAATGAAATGAAAGAAGTAAATGCAATATATAACGAAAAAGATAATGATTTTACACCAGTAGCTGAAGCAACTTATCCAGCTCACGTTAGTAAATTTGAATCTAGTGAATACAATGGAAGTACAGTATTCAATTTAACTTTTCGTGTTGCTGATGAAGCAAGTAAACTAGAAGTACCTAAATTAACTAAAGATAACAATGACAATTATGTACCAACAGGTGAAACTATTAGTGCAGCATATGTTACAGGTAGAGAATACAGAGTTGATAAAGGTGTATGGTTAACACCTAATCCTAAAGAAGGAGAAGGTTGGAAGAACAAAAGATACAAAGAATTCTTTGAAGGAATAAATGTAAAGTTCCCTTCAGATAAAGAAGGAAATGTAGTTCTTGGTGAAGTAGAAGAATCAGATGTAATTGGTTTTCCTTGTTTAATAGAATTAAGAGAAACAAGTTTTACTAATAAAGATGGAGAAAAGAAAACATCTTTAAAAGTTACAAATGTTCACCCTTGGGATGATGGAGATAAATTATCCTCAGAAGAGGTAGAAGCAGATGATTTGCCATTCTAAATGGCATATGTTGCGAGAGTAAGTTAAAGTGTCTTTTATCTAGTTTATATTCGGTTATCTACTAGATTATTAGGCACTTAACTTATAAGATTTGAGGATTCCATTTGCAACGAAGCTATATAGAGTCGATGGGATAGCTAATCCTCAAAAAATTAGAGAATAAAGGGAGAGCGAAATAAAATGCGAAACTCCACCAGTACGTACGACAACGTAATATAAATGTCATGTGGGATTACTAATTCCCTTTGTTTTCTAATCATTATTTTGTAAATTATATGAGGGCTTGTTTTACGCTTTGGTCCAGGAATTCCAAACGGATTCTATGGAAGAAAAGTTGAGAAAGGTTGGCTACCCAAGCCCTTATATATAAGGAGGTATCATGGATAAACTTAAACAAGCACAAGAATTGTTGCGTATTAATACTGTCTGGAATAGAATTATACAACGTATAAAAATAAATCTAGGAATAGATTCAAATGAAAAACCAGTAAGTAATGATATGATAGATTTTATTGTGAAAGACGAATGGGAAAAAGAAAATGAACGAAGCAGTAATAACAATTAAACTAAGTGACAATGAAATAGGATTATTAATAAATAGTCTTGGCATGCTAGAGTCAGCAGTTGTCCCTTGTGTAGATAATGGGAAATGGAAAGTACCATATGAAACATTAAAGAAAGACTTAAAAGAAATACAAGTAAAAGTAATAGAAAAAAGAAGAGAACATGAAATTAAAGAAAATATGAGGTAAAAATGAAGTGTAGTAAAGGAAAAATGTTTTTAAAAGATTTAAATGTTGGTGATATGTTTAACCAAAATGGTACAGAAGGTATATTATTGGGTTGTGAAATAAATGCAGAAGTACTAGTTTTGACATTACCAAACAGAAGTCATTTTAAAAACAATGAAAGCTATTATAAAGGTAAACATATATGGTCAGCTCATACGGAAGTGACAAAGGTATGAAGTGCGTAGCATGTGGACACGACAGCACAAGAAAATACAACCCAACAAAGCGTATCATTTCGCTTTTGGAAAAAAGAGGAAACGGTTCAATTTGTCAAAAAATGTTGAAAAGAGTTATAAAATTAATTCGCAACAACATTAGTTCTGATAAAGATAATCAAAAAACATTCTATTTCCTGCAAGCAATATCTGAGATACCAGCTATAACTGTAACGAGAACAATTCATCAATACAATATAAGTGAACACGTGTATCAAGGTAAAGGATTTGCATATTTACAGCAAATGATAGTATCTGGATATGAAAATGAAGATAAGATGTTAAAAAATGAAATAAAAAAGTTTGGTAGAACACCAAAGAAAGTAAAAGTAGAAAGAGGAGAGTATAAAAATGTCTATAGTAGCAATGGAGGAAACGCTGTTTCCAGTAAAGGAAGTTCCAGCAATATATCTTGATAAATCTATTCAGGAGAAACCACTTGACGGAACAGGTCATAAATTCATCATAAGAGAAGATACAGGAGATATATTATCTTGTATGACTGATGAATACAAAGTAGTTGACAACAAATCAGTTGTTAATAAAGTTCAAAAAGTATTAAAAG